ATCGAAGCCGATAAAGACAAATATCTGTTGGAATACAACAAGTATGTTGCCAGGGCCGCGAGTATCGCAGATAGTAGAAAGGCGTCTAAGCGCTTCTACGAAGGTTCGACAGCTATCGGCATCGCACAAGACAATTTGAACCAAGGTGTGTGCTACTTCGTGAGTACCGCGACCAAACTTAACGACACGATTGTCATGTCTGACGTGACCCGCTACAACTCGCTGCGAGACAGCCCGCTGGCTAGTGAGGCGGCGATCATCCGTACCTACATGCAGGACAAGGTCAGCAGCCCCTTCCTCGACAACGAGTTGAACATGCGTCTGGAAGACGCATATCACGCAGACATAGACGTCGCCTGTGGCTATTCGTCCCCTACCGAGTCGTTCTGGGTACTGATCCCTAATCATGCCGAGTGAGCGCATCGACACGTTTGAGCCCGTTCCTATCTCTAACGAGAGTGGCGATGTACGCACGCCTGTACGTGTATGGGTGTTGGATCCGTACAGGTACTTGGTCACAGTAGGAGACTACCAGACGAAGTTTTTTAGTGATGAGACTGTGCCTCAGGAGATCAAGGCGCTGATCGCCATGGTCCGCGCGTTTCCTGAGGAGGTCAGAGTCAACAATTCGTTCGGCCCGGGGATTTACGTTCCACCCGATCCTAGACTCGCATGTATCGGCTGGGAACTTTCAACTCGCGCCAACTGGGATGCGTACATCCTCGTGCTGAGCAAAGAACTGTTCGAGAGGATACGGTGGTAGACACACCAGAGAGAAAGGTAAAGAAGAAAGCGGTCGAGACCTTGAAAGCCATGGGCGCGTACTACACGATGCCCGTAGCCTCAGGGTTCGGCAACGCAGGTGTCCCGGACATCCTCTGCTGCTACAGAGGAAAGTTCTACGGCATCGAGTGCAAAGCAAATGGAGGCAAGCCTACACGCCTCCAGTTGTCCAACCTGAAGGCAATCCAAGATGCCGGAGGGTCCGCGTTCATCATCGATGAACACAATGTAGGAAGTCTCAAGGAACTGATGGAGAAAGAATATGAATCGCAAGATCAAGAGTAACGAACTTCCCGTGCGTCTCACCCCCGAGGGGATGCGTAAAGAACAAGCTGCCAAGGACAAGGTCATCCTGTCCTGGGCCGCTGCTCGCGGCTGCGGCACCAAGCCGCCGACGTTCCCCGAGATCAGCACCGCTCCCGTGAAGAGCGAGAAGAACATCAAGAGGGCAGCATGAAGATCGCGCACAAGATCCGGAAGATGGACGACTTCCGAGGCGAAGCGTGGCTGTTCCGTATGGATCCGCCATACATGGGGCACGACTACGTCATCGTGAGCGCCATCAACCTGCTGCTTGTCAGGTACGGCGGGTCGGAGACCTTCATGTTCGCAGCCACCCCGCAAGGGGGTGTCAAGGACTGGATGCAACTCCCGGGCAGTTTCCAGGGGGATAAGGACATCCCCAGGGCGCTGCGCAACGCAGGGTACGAGATCGAGGAGACGCCGTGAAGACCAAGATGCTGACCATGTCTCGTCGCCTATGGAATACGGGCGACAGGCGCTTGGACAGGCGCAACCAGAGGGCCTGGGTGCAGGCCATCCGCAGGCTGGGTGACAAGTGGCTGCTCGCCACGCATGTGCAGAGGAAGGAGACAGCATGAGCGGCGGGTACTTTGACTACGTCCAAGACCGCATGCTCCGCGCTGCGGACAGGCTCGCGTCCGTCATCGAGACCGATGACCAGTACAGCAAGCAGACGCTCGAAGAGTTCGGCAAGGCGCTCGCCATGCTTCGCGCGTCAGCGATCTACCTGCAGCGCATCGACTGGCTCATCTCTGGTGACGACAGCGAGGAGTCCTTCCACAAGTATCTGAAAGAGGAGTTGACATGAACGAAGACGTTTGCAAGCCGTCCGAGAAGGGCACGCACGAGTGGCGGGCGTACATGTCTGGTGGATACAAGTGTGTCTACTGTGGCACGGAGTGGCTCCCCGTCGAGCCCTGCGTCGATCCTGACGAAATTGAAGCGCACCGCTTTGTCGAGCCCGAGCCCGAGCCGCTGTGGCCAAAGGTCGTTGGCGTGGTCATTGCGATCATCCTGATCGGTCTGGTGTTCGGTCCTGTGGGGGTGATCAAGTGAAACTCATCCTCTTAACAACGGTGCTGCTCATTGCAGGCTGCGCGCCCACAGGGTTTTACGAGTCGGAGACAACACCAAAAGGGTGGCGTGTGATTACTACACCCGGTAACAACTTCTCCTATATCGTGCCTGTGGTTATGGACGATGGAACCCGTTGCATTGTGCTGTCCAGCAATAGCAGCGGCAGAGGCGGCATAACCTGCGATTGGGGGAAGAAATGACAACGCTACGCGAAGCCATGCAGGAGTTTGTCGCCGACTACGACTGCGGAGGATGCGGGCATTTCAAGTACTACGCGGAACGCTTCCGCGCCGCACTGGAACAACACGACAAAGATGTTCAGTGGCTGAAGGAACGCCAAGAGCAATGGAGCAGACAGAAATCTCTCTGGGAGCGTGCCGCGCATCCGCAATGCGCTCAGGGATGTGAGTTCCTGGCGATGGAGCAGCGACGCAACGAGCGTGAAGAAGGGCTCAAGGAAAGGGGATTTGAATGACCACCATCACCGTACCTCGCGCAGTGCTGGAGCAGGCGCTGGAGGCGCTGGAAATGGCTGCTGAACTCCAAGAAGATCAGCAAATTGATTTCAAAAAATACGGCTTAAGACGAGATAAAGATATTTGCGTTAAATACAAAGCAGCCATCACCGCCCTGCGCGACGCGCTGGCGCAGCAGGAGCCGGAGCCGGTGGCGTGGACAGACCGAGAGCTTGAACTGATCGACGGAATGATCGAGGTCCAACTGCATCACGCCGCGCAGTGCGACGGCATTACAAACCGCCCAATGGCCGAGCGGCAGAAGGGCTGGGACATGGAGCGAGTGGCCTTGCTGCGCAAGATCAAGAGCATCTCACCCCGCCGCGAGCCGGAGCAGGAGCAGGAGCCGGAGCCGGCGGCGTGGGTAGATGAGGCGTCCATTGCGTGGTTGGCTGAACATCCTCGCGGGATCATCACTACGCGCCTTGTAAAGCAGAAATCGCCTGAGCGCCAGATGGCCATGTATGCCGAACCACCCCGCCGCGAGTGGCAGTCGCTGAGCGAGGAGGAGATCAACGAGTTGTCGCACACGATGGTCAAAGGGCACAAGTCAGTGAACTGGCTTGCCCGCGCCATCGAGGCCGCGCTGAAGGAGAAGAACAATGGCTGACAAACCTACCGCACTGCGGCTGGCTGGATATTGGGCAGCCAAAAATGACCAAGGCGAGTACCTGTACTCAAGTTTGCGCTTTCGAGAAGAAACCGCAGCCGAACTGCGCCGGCTGGTTGCGGTGAATCAGGAACTGCTGGAGTCGTTGCGAGTGGCCGCGCTTGCTCTGGCCCACGCTACCGAAACAGTACCGGTGGTGTACGACGATGACTACAACAGAGTGAGTGCCGCCATCGCCAAAGCGGTGGGGCAAGCATGACCTACACCCTCATCGCTTGTTTTGCTTTCAACGGCTTTTTTGGGGCTTGTGGCCGGTACATTGAGGTTGATTACCAGACGCTTGCCGAGTGTCGTGCAACGCTGGATGACTTGAAGATTCAGCCTTCGTTTTCGTACGGGCTTTGCAAGCCGAGGAAGGAGCAGAAATGAAAGACACCGGAGGACCGGCGTTTCCGTTTTGGTGTGATTCCAACGGAATGGCTAACTTTCAAGGCATGACCCTGCGCGATTACTTCGCGGCAAAGGCGATGCAGTCACTCATGCACACACAGTACGTTGACATGACGTATGAAGGCGAAACAGCGAATCTTGCCCACGAGGCATACATGGTTGCCGACGCCATGCTGGCACAGAGGAACAAGATATGAAACTCCGCGCCTTTCTGCGCGGATTCGCCAACGGACTAGCACTGCTGCCGCTGTGGCGGTGGATCAGGAGGAAGGTATGAAACACACCCCGTGGTTCCCCGCCAGCGTCAAGCCTGTCAGGGCGGGGGTGTATGAATCCATCCTTAGCTCCAGGGCGCGTTGGTACAGATATTGGAACGGCGAAAGGTGGTTTGTAGGTGGAGCAACTCCCAAAGTGGCGCTTGACGCATTCAAAGAATACGGCATTTTTGCTGTTGTCATCTATCCCTGGCGCGGACTAGCGGAGGAACCGAAATGACCACATGGCACAAAGGACCGCCGCCTAGCATCGGCTGGTGGCCGGCGAGCCGCCGCCGTAACCCAGACCTCCTGCGTTGGTGGAATGGTAGGAAATGGAGCCAGCCGGTGCATATCAGGATGACAGCCGAGGAAGCGGCAGAATCTGCATATGTCGAAAGTTTTTTGGACGACATTGAATGGACCGACCGGCCCGCATCGTGGCCGGAGAGGAGTAGGACATGACCAACGCCGAACTTGACACCATGTGGTTCCAAGCGCAGCACGACGCCATCAAGGCGGGTGAGGATTTCACGCGGTATCGATTCGCCGCCCTCATCGCCGCAGCCCAACGCGAAAAAGTCGCTCACTGGATGTGGAACATGGGTTATGCCACCGGGCACGGCGACACGATAGAGGATCTGCTGGACCACCTTGGCACGCAGATTGCCGAGGGGCTGAAGATTGAGATGCTGACGGAACGCGAGGCGTGTGCGAAGGTGTGCGAGACGTTGCGCCCGAGTAGGCGCGAGTTTTCCAAACTGTTTTACGACGCCTGCACGGCCAGCGCCGACTCCATCCGCGCAAGGGGGAACAAATGACCACGGACCTCAGAAAAGAACTCCGCCAACTGGTGATGGAGAGCTACGACAAAGGCGTGGCTGATGCCATGGAAGCCGCCACCGCAGCGGCGCAAGCGGCAGTAGCCGCCGAACGCGAGGCGTGTGCGAAGGTGTGTGAGGACACCACTGCGGCATGGACGCAGCCTGTCTACAACGGAGCATGTATGGATTGCGCCGCAGCCATCCGCGCAAGGGGGAACAAATGAAGGAATCAATTACCAAAGCCTTAGAGCAAGGGTTTGCAGATCAACGATGGAGTATCGTTGGTTATGGTGGATCTTGGGCTAGGGCCATAGCCCCGCTACAGCAATACATTGAGCGCAAGGTGCGTAAGGCGGTGATGGCAGAACGCGCCGCCTGCGCCGACATCTGCGACCAGCACGCCAGCATCGAGGGCATTGCGCAGCGGTGTGCTGCGGAGATCAGGGCAAGGAGCAAGACATGAGACGCCGCATCCGCAAGATCAAAGACCACCTGTATCCCTGGTACATCTACGCCGCAAGGCGGCGCAAAGCGTGGGCAAAAGCATGGGGCAGCTACAAGACCCTGAGCGAGGCACTGCGCGAGGCGCATGAGGCATACACGAGGAGCAGGAATGAACTACCTACCCAGTGACATAGCCCGCTGCGCCGGGGCACACAAGCCCGAGTGCGAGGACTGCCTGAGAAACATCAAGGTCAGCCCGCTGCATCCTGACGCAGTCCGCTCTGTTTGGATCGGCTCGTGGGTACTTGACAAACCCTGTATTTCCAAACTGCCCAAGGAGGAACCGAAATGAACGAACCCATGCACCCCTCGGGCTTGACCCTGGCTCGCTGGCTGTGGCCCTTCAAGACGGACGAGGAGCGCGTCCTCGTCGCCCGGTGGTTCGCCAAGCAGGCCCGCGCTGAGCGGGGGCAAGGTGAGGAGGCGCTGTTGTGACCGACGAACGTCTGAACGAACTGATGAGTCCCCAACCCACAGTTGTGGTGCGCTCTCTCGCCAAAGATCCGAACTACGTCAAGTGCCCCCGTTGCTGGCATTACACGCACGAGGGGCTGCACAACTACGACAACCTGTGTGATCGTTGTTGCAATGTGCTGATCAACCACTGGCCGAACCATGAGAGCGTGCCGCGCATCCTCGCGGCGAGGAAGGAGTCGCCGTGGCCCTGAACACACACCTCAGTAACACCACAGCCTACGCGGCGGTGGTCGAGGCCCTGGTCCGTACGGGCAGCACGCCGAAAGAGCTTCACGAGACCTCGGGGCTGGCACTCAACACCACACGAAAATTTCTCCGTGCCCTTCGTAACCGGGGGCTGGTGCGCGTGGCGCTGTGGCGTCAGGACACCATGGGCCGCTACACAATCGCAGTGTGGGGGTGGGGCAGTGCGCCTGATACCAAGCGCCCGCCGAGGATGACTTCGACCGAGAGGTCTGCACGACGAAGGATGAGAAAGCATGAGATGTCCACACTGTGATCGAGACAGCAGCGGCAATGTACTAGAGAGCAGACCGGCTGGCGGCAAAGTTTGGCGTAGACGGATGTGTAAACTATGTCATATAGTCTACGTTTCGTGCGAGACTGCCGAGCGCGAGATGAGGATGCCCGCCGAGACGCAGTCCAAGAACCGCAGGCTCAAGCCTTTGGATGAACTCAAGAATCAACTCGACTGGAGGAAGTCATGACGTAGTCGCGTAGTGTGTGCAGTAAAAAACAAATCTCTCAACCAGGAATCAATCATGGCAAAAAGCACCAACCAACTCATCCGTGAGTACCTCACCAAGCATCCCGATGCTGCCCCCAAGGACGTTGCACTCAAGCTGAACTGCAATCCGCAGTACGTCTACGTCGTTCGTAGTCAGATGAAGAAGGCGGGCAAGATCGAAGCGGCTCCTGTCATCGAGCCTGCTGCCGAGCCCGTCGTTGAGTCCACTGGCGATGTCGCGCCTCAGGGATACCTCATGGACCTGATCAACAACCCGCCGCACTACACCGACGGCGGCATCGAAGTCATCGACTTCATCGAGGCCAAGCGTCTCGACTACCACCTGGGCAGCGTGGTGGCATACGTCTCCAGGGCAGGCAAGAAGGATGATGAGCTGGCAGACCTGAAGAAGGCCCGCTGGTATCTCGACCGCGCGATCAGCCTGCGCACCGGAGCCGTCTGACATGCTGATCACCTTCGACTTCGAGACGTTCTACAGTGACGCATTCAGTCTGTCCCGTATCACAACCGAGGAATACATCCGAGATGTGCAATTTGAAGTGATCGGTGTAGGCGTCCAAGTCGATGGTGGTCAGCCTCAGTGGTTCAGCGGTACGCGCGAGGAGACCCGCAAGTGGTTGCGCCAGTTCGACTGGAAGAACAGCATGGCGTTGGCGCACAACACCATGTTCGACGGCGCGATCCTTCACTGGGTGTTCGGCATAACGCCGATGATTTTCCTGGACACACTGTCCATGGCGCGAGCGCTCCATGGCATGGAGGCAGGAGGATCGTTGAAGGCGCTGGCTGAGCGCTATCAGATCGGCGTCAAGGGCACAGAGGTGGTAGCAGCCAAGGGCAAGACACGTATGGACTTCGCGCCAGACGACCTTGCCCGGTATGGCGAGTACTGCAAGAACGATGTGCGCTTGACGTACGACCTGTTCCACATCATGTCGAAGAACTTCCCCATCGAAGAGCTTCGACTCATAGACATCACTCTGCGGATGTTCACTCACCCGCAGTTGTACGCTGACGAGCCTGCGCTGCAGGACCGGCTCGACGACCTGAGGACCGAGCGGTCTCAGTTGCTGTTGTCGTTGAAAGATACGCTGCAAGCAGCGAACGAAGAAGAGGTGCGCAAGAAGCTGTCCAGCAACAAGCAGTTCGCTGATGTGCTGCGCACGTTCGACCTTGAAGTGCCGATGAAGATCAGCCCTACGACAGGCAAGGAGACGTATGCCCTGGCCAAGAAGGACGAGGGCTTCATCGCGCTGACTGAACACGAGAACCCCGTCGTGCAGCAGCTCTGCGCTGTGCGCCTGGGGACCAAGTCCACGCTGGAGGAGAAGCGCATCGAGCGCTTCATCGAGGTCAGCAGACGCAACCGGGGCAGTATCCCTGTCCCGTTGAAATACTACGGAGCACACACCGGGCGCTGGTCGGGCGTGGACAAGGTGAACTTCCAGAACCTGCCGAGCCGTGATCCGAAAAAGAAGGCGCTGAAGAAGGCCATCATCCCGCCCGAGGGCTACGTCGTCATCAACTCAGACTCCTCGCAGATCGAGGCGCGGGTGCTGGCATGGCTGGCAGGGCAGGAGGATGTAGTCCAGCAGTTCGCCAACAAGAAGGACGTGTACTCGATCTTTGCCTCATCCGTCTACGGACGGACGATTACCAAGGCCAACGAGGCAGAGCGCTTCGTGGGGAAGACCTGCGTCCTGGGCCTGGGCTACGGCACTGGGGCGCTGAAGCTCCAGCACACTCTGGCTACTTCGCAGCCGATCAGCGTCAAGCTCGACGAAGACGAGTGCAAGCGTATCGTCAGCGTGTACCGGAGCACGAACTACAAGATCGTCGAGTTGTGGGGAGCCTCTGACTCGATGCTGTCTTCCATGCTCAACGGGAACATCAGGAACGCGATCCCGCTCGGAGAGCATGGCTGTCTCTGGTTCGATGAGGACGGCATCCGCCTGCCGAACAACCTGTACATCCGCTACCCGAAGCTGCGTAGAGAAACACTCGACGGCAAATCGAAAGTTGTCTACGACTCTCGCAAGGGTCTTGTCTCCCTCTGGGGCGGGGCTGTCGTAGAGAACGTCGTGCAGGCTCTGGCGCGGATCATCGTCGGTGAGCAGATGGTCAAGATCAACGAGTTCTATCGCCCTGCCCTGACTGTCCATGACGCCGTGGTGCTTGTCGTGCCTGAGGACGAGCAGGACGCAGCGGTCAAGTGTCTGACTGAGATCATGTCGTGCGCCCCTGACTGGGCGCCGGGGCTCCCGGTTGCCTGTGAAGCAAAGGTCGGCGCCACATACGGCGACTGCTAAGATCAGTGCCCCACAATCACAGCCAGTAATCATGCAGCCGATCAAGTGGTCATACTCCAGTATGAAAGACTACGTGAACTGCCCGAGGCAGTACCACGAGGTCAAAGTGCTGAAGCGCTTCACCAAGGCCCCGACGCAGCAGATGCTGTACGGCACAGCGGTCCACACGGCGCTGGAGAACTACGTCAAGGACGGCACGCCGCTCGCCAAGAACTACCAGCAGTACGCCAAGCAGCTCGACCCGCTGCGTGAGATGCCCGGAGAGAAATATCCTGAGCATCGCATGGCGTTGACCGTCACCCGCGAGCCCTGCACGTTCGGAGCAGCAGACTACTGGGTCCGGGGGATCGCGGACCTGCTGGTGGTGGACGGTGCGCAGGGCTACATCGTGGACTACAAGACCGGCAGCAGCAAGTACCCGGACCCGAAGCAGTTGCAGTTGATGGCGCTGATGACCTTTGCACACTTCCCTGAAGTTGAGCACATCAAGGCTGGGCTGTTGTTCGTGGTACACGAACACTTCGTGACGTCAGAGTATCAGCGTGACAAGATCGATGACCTGTGGCGCGACTTCGCTCCCCCGCTGGAGCGGATGCGACTGTCCCATGAACGCAACGAATGGCAGGCCAACCCGTCGCCGCTGTGTCGCTGGTGCCCTGTGACTTCCTGCGAATTCCACAAAGAATGAACATCCTGAGAATTCCACAAAGAGTGAACATGACTGAACCCTTGAACGACTACGCGTACCCGTGCATGATGGCCGAGAACGCACTCAAGAAAGTCCATCTGGCGATGCTCGACAACGCCCCGACCAAGGCGCTGTTCTATGCAGTGGAGGCACTCGTCGAGACGGTGCGGATGGTGGACGCGATCAAGCACGCGAAGGAGCGGGAAGATGCCCTACGTAAACAAGCCTAGGCCGTACAAGAAGGAATACCAGCAGCAGGTGTCCCGAGGCGAGCACGAGAACCGCATGGAGCGTCAGCGGGCTCGACGTACGGTGGACAAGAAGCACAAGGACGGTGACGGCGACGGCACTGCCGACATCCGCGAGGGCAAGGACATCGCGCACAAGCGTGCCCTGAGCCGTGGTGGATCGAACTCGGATGGTGTGGAAATTGTTCCAGTCAGTGCCAACCGTTCGTTTAGGCGCAACTCCAAGGGCGCCCTGGTCTCCGAGACGAGCAAACGAGAAAGATCTAGGTAGTTTCCCTAGTCTAACTTGACACGATGGCGCGATGCGCCATAATGACTTCAGGCCGTTAGGTGTGAGTGAGCCTTGACCTTCGCCGGTCAGAAGGAGTGTCGTTGCGCTCCGAACCGCATCAGCCAGCCGGTGACAGCTTTCTCCTCTCCATGTTGGGCATGGGGCTTTTTGGTCACGTCAGGGCTGGCACCCTCAACAGAGACAAGTATGCAAGTAGTCGAAAACACAGTCGTTCAGTTCACATGTCCTACTGCCACAGCCAGTCTCATCAAGGACTACATCGACCGGGCCGAGATCCTCAGCACACGGGGGGAGCTGTCTGACGTAGTCGTCTACTGGGGGCTGGACGAGATGCGGCAGTTGGCGCGAGTTGTGCCACCATCTATCAAGGTCCCGTCACCGATTGAACGGGACTATGAATGGCCAGGGATGTTCAATCCCTTCGAGCACCAGCGCGACACGGCCCGATTCCTAACCCTGCACCAACGCGCCTTCTGCTTCAACGAAGCAGGCACGGGCAAGACTTCTGCTGCTATCTGGGCTGCTGACTACCTGATGAACCAAGGGCTCGTGCGTCGTGCCCTGGTGATCTGTCCGCTCTCGATCATGCAAAGCGCATGGCAAGCAGACCTGTTCAAGACAGCGATGCACCGTAGCTGTGGCATTGCGCACGGCTCAGAGAAAAAGCGTAGGAAGGTCATCAAGGGCGACTATGCGTTCGTCGTGATCAACTTCGACGGTGTGGGTGTCGTGGCTGATGCCATCCGTGAAGGCGGGTTCGATCTCATCATCGTCGATGAGGCTAACGCGTACAAGAACACCAGCACAGTGCGGTGGAAGACGCTGGCCAAACTCGTGACCAAGGACACGCACCTGTGGATGATGACCGGCACCCCGGCATCGCAGTCGCCCCTCGACGCGTTTGGTCTGGCAAAGATGATCAACCCGGAGGGTGTCCCCAAGTACTCAACGGCATGGCGCGACAAGGTCATGACGCAGGTGAGCAAGTTCAAGTGGGCACCCAAGCCGACGTCTCAGGTCACCGTCTTCAACGCGCTGCAGCCTGCCATCAGGTATGAGAAAGCGCAATGCCTTGACCTGCCCGAGGTGACGTACCAGACCAGAGAAGTGCCCCTGTCTCCTCAGGCAAACAAGTACTACCGCGAGTTGCTCAAGGAGATGCAGATCATCGCGGCGGGCGAGACTATTAGCACAGTCAACGCCGCTGCTGCGTTATCCCGACTACTTCAGTTGTCCGGTGGCGCGGTTTACACGGATGATGGCAACATCGTGGAGTTCGACGTTCAGCCGCGCTTGAAGGTGCTGGAGGAAGTGTTCGACGAAGCTGCCAACAAGGTGCTGGTGTTCGTGCCGTACCGGCACACACTTGCCTTGGTGAAGAAGCACATGGACTCCATTGGGATCACGAGCGAAGTCATCGAAGGCGACGTGACCCCCAATCAGCGATCCATGATCTTCAGGAACTTTCAACAGAACACCGACCCTCGCGTGCTGCTCATTCAACCGCAGGCTGCGTCCCACGGCGTGACCTTGACCGCTGCCGACACTGTCGTCTTCTGGTCCCCAGTCATGTCAGTGGAGACTTACTTGCAGTGCATCGCGCGGATCGACCGTGTCGGGCAGAAGAACAAGATGACCGTGATCCACCTTCAGGGGTCAGAGGTGGAGCGCCGGATGTATTCCATGTTGCAAAACAAGGTGGACATGCATGAGCGTCTAGTGGACCTTTTCATTGATGAAGTCGAAGGAGATAGTGATGAATGACGCAGAAGCACTAGTGCAGACCTACCTCACCTTGCGCCGTCAGCGCGAGGCGCTCAAGGCCGAGTACGAGAAGGAAGACCAGAAATATCTGAAGGATATGGAAGCTATCGAGGCAGCGTTGCTCAACATGTGCAACGAGGCCAACGTCAGCGGGCTGCGCACGGCGCACGGCACGGTGACCAAGCAAGTGAAGGAGCGGTTCTTCTGTTCCGACTGGGACCACTTCAAGAAGTTCGTCGAGACTGAGGGCAGTATCGATCTCTTGGAGCGCCGCATCCACCAACGCAACTTCAAAGAATTCATGGCTGGGAGGGCCAAGGAAGGTTTCCCTCCCGGTGTGAATGCCCTGCGCGAATTCGACATCGTCGTCCGCAAGGCTTCCTCTAACAGTGACGCTACAGTCTAAGGAAAGATCCATGGCAAACGAACTCGCAACCATCTTTGGCAACAACCCCGTCGAACTCGGGCTCGACGAAGACACTCTCGCAGTCGCGGGCGGTGCAGTACGTGGGAACAAGCGCATCTCCATCGAGGGGCGTGTGTTCCGCAAGATCGTTGGCGGCAAGGAGCAGTCCGTCAACACCAGCAACGACATGAACGTCATCATCGTCAAGATGGCCCATGACGCTTCGCGTACGTTCTACGCGTCTTCGTACAAGCGCGGGGTTAAGGTCGCTCCGGTGTGCTGGTCATCCGACTCCAAGACCCCCGACGAGGCGGTGCCGAACCCCGTGGCGTCGTCGTGCGCTGAGTGCCCGAACTCGGTCAAGGGCTCGGGGCAAGGCGGACAGGGCTCGGCATGCCGCCTTCAGTGGCGCACTGCGGTGATCCTGCCGCATGACCCGGCTGGTGATGTCTATCAGTTGGTGCTGCCGCCTACGTCGGCCTTCGGCAAGGAGGAGAGCGGCAAATGGCCGTTCCGCGCGTACGTCCAGATGCTGGCGAACAACAACGTCTCTGCGGGGCGTGTCATCACCAAGATGCAGTTCGACATCAACTCCCCCGTGCCGCGCCTGCTGTTCTCGCCGGAGGCTGCAGTGCCCCCGGAGATGCGCGACATCGTGACGCGGCAGAGCAAGAGCCCTGCCGCAGAGAACGCGGTGAAGCTCACCGTGTTCAAGATGGACGAAACTACCGAGCCCGAGCAGCCGCAGGCTGCTGAGCCCACGGTACGCAAGACTGAGCGCCGTGCCCCCGAGACCGTCGAGGACGTGTCCGACATCGTCAAGAAGTGGACGAATAAGAAATGAACACCGAACGTACCATCGGGCAGGAGCTTGCCCTTGTTTGTGCAGAGGCGAACCTGCCCGTTGTGTACGTCTCTCAAGTGCTTTGCGTCTCCAGGATGACCATATACGTATGGTCTAAGGGAGGAGCAATAAGGAGACCAAAGCACAACAAGATACGCGCGTTCATACGAACGGTGAAAGGAGATCTGGAGTCAGGCAGATTGCCTGCTACATCAGTGCGCGAAGCTCGGTCGTATCTTCAGCCAATGTGCGAGGACACACTCAAGTCGGCCACTGGAAAAACCTGGGGCTAATCAGCCCAAACACAGCCAGCGGAGTACTACTCCGCTTTTTTGTCTCTGCGAACATGAACAAAGAGTTCTTCCAGAAAATTATTCCCTCACAGGGATATGTTTGCGTAGCCAGTCTAAAGGGCCAAGTCATCAATCGGTTCACGGACTCGGCAGACAAAGCGATGAATCTGATCCAGTCTTTCATGGATCAGGACACAGATGTTCACTTCTCCCCCGGTACGTTCGAGGGGATGCGTCGCAAGAAGGAGGACTGCACCTGGGTCAAATCGTTCTTTTTGGACCTTGACGTTGAGCACGGCAACTGCTACCCAAGCAGGGACGCAGCGCTTTCCGACTTGGAACGCTTCAGGCAGTCGATAGGCTGGCCCGAGCCCGTCCTCGTCGATTCTGGTGGCGGGATACACGCCTACTGGATCTTCAACGACGAGATCCCAGCGGACGAGTGGGTGGTCCATGCCACCAAGTTCAAGGCGCTGCTCCTCGCGCACAACATGATCATCGATGAGGACGTGCCCGCCATGCCCTCGCACATGATGCGCGTGCCGGGGTCAGTGAACTATCGCTACGACCCACCACGTACGTCAACCTTCCTCACAGACATATATACGTATGACTTCGATCTGTTGGCGCCAGCGTTGGACAGCGCCCCACAACAGTTCGATCTTGCCCGTGTCGAGAAGGGGCTGGACCCTGACACGCAAGCCATATATGACAAGAGGCGGGGCAACTTCGAGTACGACTTCGGGAAGATCGCAGAAGCAAGTCTGGAGGGTAGTGGGTGTGAACAAATCAAATGGATCATCGAGAACGCGGCTTCTTGTCCGGAGCCACTCTGGTACGCTGGACTTTCTGTTGCCGTACGTTGCAGAGACGGATCCGACGCCATCCACAAACTCTCTGAAGACCACCCCAACTACACCAGAGAAGAAACAGAACAGAAAGCTGCGCAGTCCTTACGAGAAGCAACCTGGGCACACGGATGTGACGCCTTCCGCAAGGAGAACTCCGAGCGCTGTGCCGGGTGTTCCTACGCAGGGCGCATCGCAGGACCCATCGAGATCGGACGCATCGTCAAGGTCGATGCCGCAGCCGAACAAAGAGAAGATGCGAAGGAGCCAGTACGGGATACGAAGAATCCCGAAAAGGTTCTCGTGTTCCCCGACTTTCTGCACCCCTACCAGCGCGGGATCAACGGAGGCATCTACTACGTCCCACCACCCCGGCGAGACAAGAAGGGAAAAGTGATTCAGGACGATCCTGAACTGCTGACGCCCAACGACGTCTACCCTACAAAACGGGTGTACAGCCCCCATGACGGGGAATGTCTGGTGATGAAGCTGTTCCTTCCACTGGACAAGGCAAGAGAGTTCCTGTTGCCGTTGAAGGACGTGGCGGCACTGGACCGGCTGAGGAGCGTTCTAGCCAGCAATGGAGTCGTATTTGACCTCCCCAGCGCTCCACGTCTAGCAAACTACCTGATGCGGTGGTCTGCCTATCTCATCGAGACACAGAAAGCAGAGATCATGCGTATCCAGCAAGGATGGACTGAGGACTGCGCGAGCTTCGTGATCGGCACAACAGAGATCACACCGAACGCTGAGCTGTACTGCCCGCCGTCTCCCATGGCGAAGAACGTGGTCAACAACTTGTTCCAGTTCGGCAGCTACGAGAAGTGGAAGCGGGCGGCACAGATGTTCAACGACCCGGGCTACGAACTGCATGCGTTCACCATGCTGTGTGGATTCGCTTCGCCATTGATGGAACTGACCAACGTCAACGGCGTGACGCTGTCCCTGTATGGCAATGACCCGGGCTCAGGCAAGACTGGTGCGCTGAACGGCGCAGTGAGCGTCTGGGGCAAGCCCCAGACTCTGGCGATCTTCGACTCTACCCCCAACGCGCTGATCAGCCGGATGATCACGTCGAAGAACATCCCGTTCGCACTGGACGAGCAGGGCAACCTGGAGCCCAAGACTGTCTCAAGCCTGATCTACAACATCAGCTCTGGCATGCCGAAGCTGCGGATGATGTCCTCAGCAAACCAGGAGCGCGAGCTGGCGTTCATGACGAAGCTCATCGCCATCATCACGACGAACTACTCTCTGCGGACTCTGCTGTACGAACACCGGGCCAACGCCACTGCAGAGAACGTCCGTATCTTGGAGCCCGTCTTCGTGCGTCCGACGACGCCCGGGTACGAGTTGACGCAGGAGCGCGGCCTGGAGATGTTCGAGCCGTTCAAGACCAACTTCGGTCATGCAGGCCCGGACTACATCCGATGCCTGTACGAGATCGGCCTCGACGAAGTCAGGCGCCGGGTCACCGAGGAGTACCTCAAGGTAGCCAACAAGTACTCCAGAAGTTCTGAGTACCGCTTTCTGTCGAACCTGATCTCTGTCACGCGTGTAGCAGGGCAGATCTGCAACGCACGTCAAATCCTCGATTTCGATCTGGAACGGATCTTCAGGGTTGTGGGCAGCGAGTTCGATGGTGTCATCGCAGGCAAGAAGAACGAGGACGACACTGGCCACCTGGACATAATCGGTGACTTCATCAATGACAACATCCAGAACTGCCTTGTTGTGCGCGATGGCAGGGTAACGACAGAACCTCGGCACGCGCTGCACATCCGTGCAGAAGTGGACAACGGCTACATCTACATCTCCACCTCAGCGATGAAGAACTACCTGAAGGAGATGCGCGTCGATATCCGGAACTTTGAGGCCAAGCTCAAGGCCAGCGGGGTCATGCGGGCCAAGGTCAAGAAGCAGATGGCGACGGGATGGAAGGACGCGTTCGGCTCGACCAACGTCAACGCCTACGAACTGAAACTCAGCATCACCCACCTGTTCGATGGACAACAAGCAAGCACCACCTGAGAACCTGCTCGATGAGCCAGAGTGGTTCTTCCCCTACTCTGGTATGGGCATCGGTGATAGCTTCTTCGTACCAACGATGAAGCCCGCCTACCTCACCTATATCATCGACACCACTGCCAAGCGGTTCGGGATACGGGTGAGGTGCTTCACCACCTCCAACAAGGGAGTGCTGGGGGTACGAGCATGGCGCGTCAAGTGATCACGGGACGGACTGACCTGCAATCGTCTCGAACCCGTACATGATCTGGCGCTTCACGGCATTCTGCATGTTGACCGCCTGCTCGACCTTGGCCTGACGTTCAGCAGTGGACATCTTGGTGTCGGCACGCAGCATGTTGGCGTACTGACGGAGGTCCCGCAGCGTGCCGTTGACCTGCTTGTTGTAGTACTGCACAAGCGCATACTCCTCCGGGTACTGTCGCAGGTAGCGCGAGAACCCTTCGGGGTTCGTCGTCTTCAGCGAGTTGATGCGCTTCTCGATGTTCTCGATGTACTTCTCAGCTTTGCTGAACTCCCGTGCATCGACGTTGGACTTCTTGCCGACGAAGCTGCTCAGGATCAGCGCGTCGCCCTTCGGGTCAAACTCTTTGTCGCCCGTCAAGGTCAACGAGAGGTTGTACCCAGAAGTGAACACCCGGAACACCCCGTCCAGGTAGCTGTTGGCAAAGAAATACAACGTGTTCGGGCTCCAGTCCACAGCGCCGTCTGTCTTCTTGGACAGACCGCGAGTGATGTCCTTGTACATCTCAGGGATGTTGTCGCCACCTGTGTAGGCGTCGCCGTACCGAGACTGCCGGTTGTTGTAGATCTCGCGGCCCAGCCCGTCCAGGTTCATCACGTACTCGACGAACGGACGCGCCACGCTGGGCAGCAGCGAGTCGATGGCGAACGCGAAGAAGTTGTCTGTTGGGCTGATGCGCGAGATCGGCAGAGGTAGGAAGGAGTCCAGGCCGATGGTGGCGATGTTCGCCAGCGCATCGCCTGCCGACACCCGAGACCCTGAGGCCAGCGCAGCGATCTGCGCCCCGGCTGCTGCGAACGCGCCCGGACCGAAGCCCCACGGGATCTGCACCGGGTTCTCGAACCCGGGCACGAAGATCCGCGCGTAGCGCGTCCACCGGGCCATGTCGTCGGTCAGCAGGCGGTTACGCCCCTCATCGTCATCGCCCGACAGCATCATGGCGATCATGAACATGCCGAATCCAGCGCCCGCCAGACCGGCTGACATGATCTGGCCGTTCCTGCGCTGCTCCCGGAGGCTCTTGACAATCGACGCAACCTCAGAGTCCGTGTACTTGCGGTTGCCTTTGTTGTCCTTCTGTGCCTCCAGCTCCTGCGCGATTTTCTCGTCGTCGAACTTGATCTTGAACGCGGGGGCCAGGGCGTCGATGGCCCGCACAGCGCCGGTTGCCGCAGGACGGAAGAACATGAATGCAGCGCCCATCTCCTTGCCGTAGCGCCCAACCTGCTCGAAGTTGGCAAGGTTCTTCGTCGCCTCTACAGAGTGGACTGCAGCCGACTCCGGGTCCTCGCCCCGCGCTACGTATTCGTCCCGCATCGTACGGAACGCGCTCAGTCGAGACGCCAGCTCAAACACGTCGTTGTAGATGTCGAAGAACTTATCGACCTGATCCTTCTTCTGCATGATCTTGGATCGACCGATGTCCTTCATCAACGTGTCGAGCGCACCCTTGGCGGCGATGCCTTGCAGATAGGACACCTTGCCGCCCTTCTGCACGTAGTCCAGCATGTCCCTGTAGTACTTCTGGCTGAAGTTCAGAGTGCTGTACGGAGCATTTCCACCAGCAAGTCGATTGATGTCGGCAAGCTTACCGTTCGTGTACAGGGTCACGAACCTCCATGAGCGATACAGACCTCCGCTGGCAACCTCCGCAGCCATGGCCTTGAGTACCCGTCCAGCCACCCCTGGACCGAGTTCTGCCCCAAGAGTGAACGCGTTCGTGAACACGTTACGGATGAAGTCCATGGGCGCGAACGCGGGGTTGTACCGCGTGTGCATCTGCCCGATGCTGCTCGTGGTCAGGTTCGCAATGTCGGTCAGCGGGTTCGACGTGCGGTACGAACGCCGGATAGCCTCGCGCTCCTGCTCGTTCTTCAACTCGACAATCGTGATGGAGCCATCATCCTCGTAGTGGAAGATCTTGTTTGCTCCACCGAGTTCTTTCAGATTGGCTTTGTCGAGGAAGAGATCTTCAAACTTGATCTTGTCCGGGAGAATCTTTCCGTCAAGGATGCCTTGCGACACAGCGTTCTTGATTGCAAGGGTCAGGTCTTTGCGGCCACCGCGCATCGAGGCTTGGTGGGCTTCTGCAATGACCTGAATCACTGCGTTCTCAGCCTCGGACAGACGGCCCTCGAAAGCCTGCTGCCCTTCCTGCAGTTCTCCGCCCAACTTCCTGGTGTTGAACTCCAGATCCTCGTCGTAGACAGTCTTACCCGGCTTGCCCTTGTACGGTACGTAGTTCTCCCACCCGTAGAAGTTCTTGATGTTCTCGGTCGGTCTGGACCAGTAGTTGGCTTCCTTGTTGAGTTCGACGGTCTTGTCGGTGAGGTCATACATCAGGCCAAGGATGCCGTCCATCCGGTCCTTGTGCGTGTCGGTGTCGAACAGACGCAGCAGACGATCCACTTCATCCGGCGTACGCCCAGCCCAGACCGCGTACTGTGCATTAGCCCTGTCGAAGACAGAGTTCTTCAGTCCGTCAGGAGTTGCTTTGGCCTTGGCAAGTTCAAGCTGGTCGAAGAACTTCTCGTCCGACGTGAACGCGTTCAACACTTGGCGCAGGTAGGCCGCGCGACTCTCTCGCTCCTTTGCCGTGGGGGCAAGATCAGGGTTGGCAACTTCCTTCAGGATGTACTCACGCCACGCCGCAGGGCTCATCTTGAGCGGAGCACCCTTGCTGTCGTTGAAGCC